TATACGCGACTGGCTGGAAGGATTTTCCTCCATCCACGATAATGGCCCTCAGTGCGATCTGCACCGCGAGGCCGTTAAGGCAATCGTGGATTATGCGGAGAGTGGCGACGAACACCGGGGTATCGTCGGCCACAACCTAGGACATGTTTTGGCATGCCTGGGGACGGAGTTCCAGATGGAGCCCTTGAGTTCGAGTGATAATATACTCGGAATTCTTGGTCGGTGGGAGGGGTGGTCTCGTGCAGGTAATCTCACTTCTTTATTGAAGTGGTGGTTTTGCTGTACCTACTCTTGGATTACGGGGCAGCCTTTGCCGGCTACCCCAGAGTTCTTCTCCCAGGAGGTTGGGTCTTGTGTAAAGAACCCAATCTTCCACGTTTTGTCAGGTCGTATTGGACGGTTCTTCCGTTCCGTGGTTCGTAAACTCCACAGGGAGTTAGTCTCACGGCGATGTGGAGGTCCTCTAAGACGTCGTAGCCTGAGTAAGGCCCTGACACTGCGTTTTCTTGCCCGAGGTACGTGTAAGGTCTCTAAGGAAGAGATCGACCGTGCCTTGGAGAAACACCGTATAGCTCTAACTGAAGTGGATGGCTTTTCTGTATCCTGTTCGACACAAGATGTCGCTATTCAGAGATTAAAACAGGAAGTCATCCGTACCTCTCGTGAGGTTTTTGGAAAGGCGAAGTTTTCGCATCGGGCAAAGCCCCTCTTTCCTTCACGGAAGGGACATACGAGTAGTTCCGCTCGTTCGGGAGGCGCTGCAAGCAAGGTTCTTTGTTGCTTTGATTCATGTGCCTCTAGGACCTTTGAAGGGGTCGGTTATTCTACCGGCCTGGGCCTTCAACAAATCACGCCCCTAACGGAGGATTCCCAAGAACGGTTTGCTTCTGCCGTTTTTAGGAGTCTTGTCAGGGAGTCGCAGGAACCGGAACCGTTGCTGGCTAAGCCAGTTGCGATTCCGGAACCCTGTAAAGTACGTGTTGTTACGAAAGGCCCGGAATTTACTTATTGGTACTTGCGTGACCTCCAACAGTTTTTATGGAGGACGCTTAAAAAACATCCTTGTTTCTCGCTTGTTGGCGAGCCTATAACGGAGGAATATTTAGCGTTGCGAATGAAGGATGTGCCCTTGGGATCCAAGTTTTGTTCCGGGGACTATGTTGATTCGACGAATTGTGTCCGCGCGGATCTTTCGAAGATCTGTGCGGAGACTATATCGGATTGCATAGGCCTCTCGGACTTTGATCGTAAGATGTTTGTTGAAGCCCTCGTTGGGCATACACTTCAGTATCCTTCAGGGAAGAGGTGTAGGCAAACTAATGGTCAACTTATGGGTTCCCCCGTAAGTTTCCCGGTTCTCTGTGTCATCAACGCTGCTATTTGTCGTTGTGCTATGGAATGTTCTGAACGGGAATTCACTGATTCGCTCCCAACTTGGGCGGAGGTCGATGCGAAGACCTATATCAGTCTGCGGGATGCCCCCTTAGCGGTTAATGGTGATGATTGTGTTTTTGGAATGAAGTCTGATGATATCTTCCAACGGTGGGAAAGAATTGCCGCGTTCGCGGGTCTGAAGAGCTCGATGGGGAAGACCTATGTCTCCGCCGACTTTCTTCAGATGAATTCTACAACCTATCGTATCATACCGTATAATCGCGTGGGTGATGGTCCAGATGCCTTATGGGGTTCAACACCTCATTGGTTTGAGACCGTTCCTTATGTTAACCTCGGTTTTTGCCGGCCCTTCGATCCGAAGGGCGGTCGAGAGAGGACCTATCGTGATCTTCCTGGTCTTGCTAGGAAGTTCATTGAAGGTTTTCCGCTCGAGCGAGCGGACGCGATGATGACTACTTTCCTGCGTTCTCATGCAGGTTTGTTATCATCTATTCCGGAAGGTATGTCTTATTGGCTGCCCGTTCATTTGGGGGGTCTTGGCCTTCCGGTCACCCGTGAGTTGTCACTGGATCAGTTCTCTGATCTTCAGTTAAATTTCGCTGAATTCCTCCTTCATCACGAGGAGGAAGTCCCTTCGTTCCCTTCTGAGGAGCGTGAGGTACCCTGTTGGGTGCGAACGGGTGAGCGTTATGCCTCTTCTTTGAGGCAGCGCCAGAAGGAGGATCTACCGTCGGATCCTTGGAACAACGAGCGTGTCATCCTCGAAGATGAACAATTCATTTACTGGATGTCTGACGCAGACCCATCTGGGGTCGTTGTCCCGTCGTCCCGGGGTAACTACTCTCGCCTCCGTAGGAAGTTTTCTAGATCCTGCGTCTGGGGTAAGAGTCATTCCCCGTTAGCGACCTTCTTGGGGAGCCCTTCCCCGGTCATGAGGATGTCCCGTGGTACGAGTGCACTACTCGAATCCGTGGGATATCATCCTAGAGGGCTCTATTGGAGAATAGCCAGTTTAGTGGATCGCCGTCCCTACCAACCTCCCTCATCAGAGGGTTCTAGTTTGGTTAAGGGTAGGCCTTACTATCATGAGGGTTGGATCTTCGAGATATTCGAAGACCACCTGGTAGTTCGTAAAGATGATCCTACTTGGAAACGACTGCGTTTCCCTGGTCGAGTCGGGGTGGACGTCTCCCATTTTGATTATGGACGAAATGACGGCCTGACGGGCTTGGCTAGGGTAGAACAGAGTTTTCTCTTATGAGATTCTGATCTGCAAGGGTTCGCCCGG